GCTGCCGGCTGGGCACCTCTCGGTGCACAGCCACGCCACCAGACCAGTACGACCCAGGCCGCTACACCGCCATCAAGGGTCAGGAATACTTCGTAGACGGTGTGCTCTGCTTCCCCGTCACTCCTGAAAGCGAGCATGGGTTGAAGTCAGACTCGTTCTACAAGACTGTGTTCGGTCCGTACTTTCCAACGACCGCGAAGATCTACTGTCGATGCGCGCACTGCACAAACCTCGCTTTCTCGAGATTCACCGTAACCCGCGGCACCATCCGGAACGACGACATATACGTCGCGAACCAGATGGCCTTCGTGCGGAGCCACGCGTGGCTGTACGAGATGATCGCTACCCAGGCAGTCGCATACTTATCAGACTGGCAGGGCATCGAGGAGGAGGGGATCTTGCACGCCGGTGACGCTCACGACAAACGCATCGCCAGGGAGTACGCAATGTCTGACACCGTCGCACGCGGTGAGTTGGGGACCGCAGTGTGGCACGGACGCCGAGCTGACTACCCGAACATCGCGTCCATCAAAACGCAAGAGAACGCAGACCCGTCGAAGGTGCCGAGGATAGTGGTCAACCTGGGCGTTGACGCGTCGCTCCAAACCGCATTCATGTTCGGTCGTCTGAAGAAGGCGATGGCCAGCGAGCCACTCCGAATATACGAGGTGTCTACAGGGCACAAGTCCGCCGAGTTCGAGTTCCTTGCGGCGCCGACGCAGGAAGGTCTGGACGCGGTCTTCGCAAAATTGCTCAACCCAGACACCGACTACTACCTAGCGTACTTCTCTGATGACTCCACCATGGCGGTGCGAATCGACGGCGAACTACATTGGCTCGACCTCGACATATCGAAGTGCGATAGCTCGCATCGCTATGGCATATTCTCTGCTTTGGTGTCGGCAGCGCCCGAAGAGATCCGGCAGGATATGATAAGAGCGATCGGCCAGTGCGACAAGAACACCATGATCCGCAACCCAGACGACGCACGTCAGTACGTGGTGCTCAAGCCACGCGACAGGCGCATGCCTTCCGGTTGGGGTGGAACGACGCACCTGAACAACATCGGTACATTGTCTCTGGCGACCGCAATCGTCGAGGCCGGAGCCGTCACTGTCGACCAGGTGGTTGCCGCCGCAGCTAAGGCCGGGTACCTGATCAAGGTGCCGCGTTCCAGACCATCCAGCAAGCCAGAGGAGATCCAATTCCTAAAGAACTCAGTTGCACTTGACGTCAGTGGCGAGTACCACGCCGTCCTCAACTTTGGCGTCTACTTGCGCGCATCGGGGTGCTGCAAAGGCGACCTGCCTGGCAGCGGGGACTGGCGAGCGCGAGCGCGAGCGTTCCAGAAGGGGTTGATCCAGGGCATGTTTCCGCGTAGTCACTGCCCCGCTCTCACCGCCATGCGGAACAACTTCGAGGACGCGACGATAACCGAGCCCATGCAAGCATTCGTTGACAAGACGTGCAAACACACCCGATCGAGTGTCGGTCAACACTACTACTTCACGGATCAGGCGTTCTTCGAGCGCTACTCTCTAACACCTAGCCAGTTGTCGGAACTAACCACGATGATGGGCGAGATGGGAGTCGGGACGTACCACCGATGCGAGGCTACGGACAAGATCCTAGACTTCGACTACGGCATCTCAGGAGCCTAGTCAGCGACGCCCCACGGCGACGCAGATGCAGCACACACAACACATTGATACACACAACGAAGGCCCCGGCACCGGTGTGTGGCTCAGCTGCACTAAA